CGTATCTTATTGATTATAAGACAGGAAAAAGCAGTAAATATGCGGATGTAAAGCAGTTAGAAATATTATCCTTGGCAATCTTTAAACATTTCCCTAAAATAAAGAAAGTAAAAGCAGGTTTATTATTTGTCATATCTAAAGATTTTATAAAAGCTAACTACAAGGCAGAAGATCAAGAAGAGAATTGGTCGTACTGGTTTGATAATACAAACAATTTAGAAGACTCTTTTAAATCAGATACGTGGAACGCTAAACCAAACTTTACTTGTAAAAATTATTGCGCNGTATTAAGTTGTCCTCACAATGGGAGAGCAGATTAAAATGCCATACGTAAACAAACCTAGACCTTATAAGAAAAGAATATAAAAAACAAAAAGCACGTGGTGAACATAAAGACCGCATGGAACGTCAACGTGCTAGACGTGCGATGGATAAAAAATATCCTGACAAAAATAAAAATGGTAAAGCAGACAAACGTGAAGGTAAAGATATATCTCACAAGAAACCATTAAGTAAAGGTGGCACAAACAAAGACGGATACAAGGTAGAGTCAAAAAAGAAAAATAGATCTCGCAATTATAAAAAGAAAAAAGTATAATGTTCTCTGACTAAGTAAAAATGTTACTTTGGTCTATACGAGTATTTAAAGGAGAGCGTTATGGAGATTATAGACAACAAGGCTTTGTTACTGAAAGTACGTCAGCCAAACAAAATCACAGAAGTTATACCAAAAAGTAAATCACTTTCTTCTAACGAAGTATTAGTAAATTGGGGTTTAGAAGAAGCACAAGTTTTAAAAAATCTAAAGATAAAAAATGTCCCTAGTCCGATATGTAGAAACTACAAGTGGGGCGGTAAATTCAAACCGTTTGAACATCAAAAAGAAACATCTTCATTCCTAACATTAAATCGTCGTGCGTTTGTTTTTAACGAGCAAGGCACGGGTAAAACAGCTAGTGTAATATGGGCGGCTGATTATTTAATGAAACTAGGATTTATTAAAAGAGTTTTAGTGTTATGCCCTCTATCTATCATGCAGTCTGCGTGGGGTGGAGACTTATTTAAGTTTGCTATCCATAGGTCGGTGGCGATAGCTCATAGCTATTCACGAGAAAAAAGAATAGAAGTTGTAAACTCTGATGCTGAGTTTGTGATATGTAACTATGATGGGTTACAGATTATACGAGATGCGGTAAATAATAACGAGTTTGACCTTATAGTAGTAGACGAGGCAAACGCATATAAAACGGTTACCACAAAGAGATGGAAGATACTAAACTCAATAATAAAACCGCACACGTGGGTATGGATGCTAACAGGTACACCTGCATCGCAATCTCCTACAGATGCGTATGGTCTGGCTAGAATTATAAATCCCGCTAATGTGCCGAAGTATTTCGGTACGTTCAAAGATCTTGTCATGTATAAAGTATCTCAGTTTATATGGCTACCAAAAGAAAAAGCAGAAGACGTAGTTCACAAAGCACTACAACCTGCAATACGTTTCACAAAAGAAGATTGTTTGGACTTACCAGACATGACTTACACAACTAGACAAATTCCTCTTACAAAACAACAGTCTAAATATTATGAACGCATGAGAAAAGATATGATGACTATTGCAGCAGGAGAAGAAATAACTTCTGTTAATGCCGCTGCAAACTTAAACAAACTCTTACAATTATCTTGCGGTGCAGTATATACGGATAATGGAGATACGGTAGAGTTTGATGTATCTAATAGATTACAAGTGTTAACCGAAGTTATAGANGAGGCAAGCCACAAAGTTATTGTATTTGCACCTTATCGNCATGCTATAAATTTAATAGAAGATTACTTACTCAAGAACAAGTATACGTGTGATGTAATACACGGTGGAGTCACAGTAAATAATAGAACAGAGATATTTAATAGGTTTCAAACAACAAAAGACCCCAGAGTTTTGGTTATACAACCACAAGCCGCATCTCATGGCGTGACACTTCATGCCGCAAATGTGGTGGTGTATTGGTCGGCTGTCATGTCTGTGGAAACGTATTTACAAGCAAACGCAAGAGTACACAGGGCAGGGCAAAGCAATCCATGCACTGTCGTACACTTACAAGGGTCTCATGCAGAAAAGAAAATGTACAAAATGCTTCAATCGAAAATAGATGTTCACAATAAACTTGTAGATTTATATAAAAATATTTTGGAGGAGGATTGACATTGTAAAAATGCTACTGTAATATTTACGAACGTGTTTTAAAAGGAGAGCCAGATGAAAGTAGATAAGTTAGTCAAGATTTATATAAAAATGAGNGACAGACGTTCTGAACTCAAAACCGCATTTGAGAAAGAAGACGAACGCATAAAAGATGGTATGCGTGTGATAGAAAACGAACTTCTTGAAGTTTGTAAAGAAACAGGCGCTGAAAGTTTACGCACCGATTTTGGTACAGTAACTAGACGTGTAACCAAGAGATATCACACTGTTGATTGGGAATCTATGTATCAGTTTATAAAGGACAACAATGTCTTAGAGTTACTGGAAAAACGCATAGCACAATCAAACATGAGTACATTCCTACAAGAAAACCCAGACAANCTACCTCCGGGACTTAACGTAGACAGTCGTTACGCAATAACTGTTCGTAGGAAAACTTAATGAAAAGAATAAGTATNANAGACAATGTTTGGAGTTTAATCTTTAACGGTAAAGAGATTAGTNGGTCTGANGATAAGACNNTAAATGTNGTTATAGTAGGNGCTACTGAACATATATCACGTATTTACTATACGTCTGATTATAATCAAAGTGACCAGAGAAAGCCTGATTGTTANTCTGTGGATGGCACTAAACCTCATCCTTCTGTGCAAAATGCACAAAGNTTAACTTGCATTGGTTGTGATAAAAATATAAAGGGGTCAGGCGCAGGGTCGTCTAAAGCTTGTAAATTTCAACAACGCATAGCAGTTGTTTTAGCAGGTGACATAGAGGGCAACGTATATGCGTTAAACATACCGTCTAAATCTATATTTGGTGAAGGAGAATTGAAAAAGTGGCCTTTGCAAGCATATTGTAAAAAACTAGCTAGTAATGGAGCGCCTATAACATCTGTTGTTACAGAGATGTGTTTACACAAAGATTCTTTTGGTTCACGCATAACTTTTCAACCAACTAAAATACTAGACGATGATGAATTTAAGAAAGCCTTAAAACAATCAGAGTCTATAGCTACAAAAGAAGCCATAGATGTATCTTTTGAAACTCATGTTGATGAAAATAATTTAGATATAACGTCTAAAGAAAACTTTATTAACGTGGCTCGTGCGATGGGTATGATCGCTGACATTTAAAAAGGAGAAACTATATGTCAAACATAAAACTGGTGGGTGGTAACGATTTTAACTCTTTAGCAGAAGCTATGGGTATGACCGCAGATGCTAATACAAAAACTCAAAGTAGCACTTTGCCTAGGCTAAAAATTATACATAAGCCAATAATGGGTGAAGAAGAGATAAAAGGTAAAAAAAGAAAAGTCGAAGTCGTAGATGCAGGTGCTTTTTGTTTAGAAAGACTAGATACTGATGGCTCTAAGATATATGATNCTGACGGTATAGTAATAAGATTATTTTGCCAAAGATTTATGTATAAAAGATATGTTCGTGATGGCGAAGATTCTGGTCATTACGTTAAGTCGGTCATGGGTTTAGATTTAAAATCTGATCTAAAGGATACTGACGGTACAGTGAATTGTGGTAGACCTAGTAAATATGTTGAAGACTTTGATAGTTTACCGCAAGAAACAAAAGATATCATGAGAGCGACTAGAAGAGTGAGAGTTCTTTTTGGTGAGGCTAATTTTGCAGGTGCTTTGGACGGAAATGGTAATGCTATTAAAGATGGCTCGGTAGATAAACCTATACCTTTTGTTTGGGAAGTCGAAAACAAAGATGCTTTCAAAATTATGGGCGCACCTGTTGCTGATATGATATCAAAAAATTTACTTTTACCTCAATGTAAAATTAGTTTAGGAACTAGAAAAGAATCAGGGCAAAGTGGTATTGAGTTTTATTTACCTGATGATGTACAAGTAGTTTCTGGTGACCCAATAAAATTAACAGAAGACGATCAAAAGCTATTTAACGATATAGCTGAATGGATTAAGTCTTATAACGATTGGGTTGAGGGCGAATCAGGGGGTAAAAATAAGTTAAATGGCGCTACTGCAAATGGAGATGTTCTTGAAGTTACATCAGCTAAAATAGTAGAGGAGCCAAAAAAGGTCACTACTAAAAAGGAAAAAGAGACTCCATCTAAAGTTGATGTAGAAAAAGTCATTGATGAGTGGGACGACGACGAGGAGTAATATATGTCAAAAGGTTACTCTATACAATTTGTTAATGCAGTCAATGAAGCTGACTCAAATTTGTTAGGTGTAAAACTAGGTTTAATTTGTGTAAAAAACGATATACCTGTAAATGATGTAGCCGAGTATCTTAGTGTTACTCGCATGACGGTCTATAATTGGTTTAAAGGCATTACTACAATTCAAGACCCACACATTAAACAGGTAGAAAAGTTAGTTGCTAAATTAAAAAATTAGGGGGGTAACTCCCCCTGACCTAGGGGATTATTATGCTTACAAAGAAAGAGTTTCTTTCTTTTGTATTACCGACTAACGGTTTCTATTGTTCTACAGATATAAAAAGAAAAAACAATAAGGATAGATTTTATAGAACTGTTGATGAATTAGTTAAAGATACAGAAGGAATAGTTGAAAGAAAGAGCGATGCGTATGTCGCTTTAGCGTCATTTACTGANGATAGTAGTAGGTCACAGGAAAACTCTAAAGAACTTAAATGTTTTTTTATGGATATAGACTGCGGACCTAATAAAGATTACGAAACNAAGTCCGATGGTTTAAAATCTTTCAAGTCTTTTCGTAAAGAGGCAGGGCTACCTAAACCATCTTTATTAGTGGATTCTGGTAACGGCATACACGTTTATTGGGTTTTAACTGCGCCTATACCAAAGGAGACGTGGAAACCAATTGCTGAGAGTTTAAAAGCTTTATGTGCAGATAAAAAGTTTTCTGCTGATGCAAATGTAACAGCCGATAATGCTAGGATTTTGCGTGTGCCAGATACGTTTAATTTTAAGGGTGATGAACCAAAACCAGTGGTTGTTCGTAATAAAGGTGAGCCTATAGAGTTAGAACAAATAGAAAATGTAGTAAGTGAATATGGGTCAACATCGTTATTTGACGAATTACGAAAGAAAAATTTTAGAGATTATACAGATCCACTTACTAAAAAATTACAAGGTAATTATAAAACTAGTTTTAAAACAATATTTAAAAAGTCAATTGAAGGCACTGGTTGCGCTCAAATAAAACACGCATATGAGAATCAAGAATCTATAGAAGAACCGTTGTGGAGAGGTGTTTTATCCATAGCTAATATTTGCACTGACAGAGAAAAAGGTGTTCGTGTGATGTCTAGTAAACATCTTGAATACAACGAGAGAGAAGCGTTTGATAAAGCATCAAAAACTAAAGGACCATATAAATGTGATACGTTTAAAACTTTGAACCCGGCAGTATGTGAAGGATGTGAACACAGGATAACGTCTCCTGCTGTGTTGGGTAAAGAGTTTATAAAATCAGAGGAAGAAGATTATGTAGTTGAAGAAAAAGAACAAACATATGAGATACCTATTCCTCCACGTGGATTTAATAGACCCCCTGCAGGTGGAGTATATATAGAAATTAAAAAAAGTGAAGAAGAACCGCCTGAAAACGTNTGTGTTTATCCTTATGACTTGTACGTAGTAAAGAGAATACATGACCCAGAGGATGGCGAAAGTATTTTAATTAGGTTACATTTACCTAAAGATGGAGTAAGAGAGTTTATAGTACCTCTAAGTTCTACGTTAGCTAAAGATAAATTTTTAGCGGCGGTGTCATTTCATGGTGTAACAGCGTTAGGAAAAAGACAGGATTATCTTATGCAATATGTAAACAAATCAGTAGAAAAACTACAAAATGAAAAGAAAGCAGAAGTAGCTAGGCGACAGTTTGGGTGGCATGAAGAAGATAGTGTATTTGTATATGGCGATAAAGAAATAAAAGTTGGACAAGCAGAGCCATCTTACAGCCCCCCAACAATACCCACACTGATATTAACACCTATGTTTCATGAAAAAGGAGACTTTCACACATGGAAAGACATNATAAATGCTTATGCACACGAAGATAGAATCGGTAAAGCTTTTGCATTTTTTCTAGGTTTTGGTGGTCCTCTCATGAAGTTTGTGGGAGACGGTATGTTAGATGGATTGTTATATAACTTAATATCTCCGGGAAGTGGNGCAGGTAAATCCTCAGTATTACATTTGCTAAATAGTATTTACGGAAACCCAAAAGCATTAGTTTTGAAGTGGGACGATACACACAACTCTAGGATGCAGAGACTAGGTTCTATGCAAAGTCTAACACCGACTATTGATGAAATAACAAACATGGAACCAAAGATGATGAGCAATCTTATNTACGACATTACATCAGGTCGTGGTAAAAACAGAATGGATGCTAAAGCAAATAGAGAAAGATTAAACAAAACAACGTGGTCTATTCCTGTGGTATCTACTTCCAATACTAGAATACGAGACAAACTGTTATCTATTAAAGCTTTTCCCGACGCCGAATTGATGCGTATACTGGAAGATAAGTTGCCAGTAGATAAATTTAATGACCCAACATGGTCAAAGGCTCATTTTGGCAGAATAAGTAAGCACTACGGACACGCAATAAAACCATACATATATCATTGTGTAAACAATTTACCAGATGTGATTGCTAAGTTAAACGAAGTAAATCAGATGATGGACAGAGCCGCTAATATAAAAAATACAGAGCGATTTTGGTCAGCAGGTGCGGCAGTTGCATTGACAGGTGGAATGATAGCAAAAGACTTAGGACTACATGATATACCTATAAAACCTGTGCTTGATTACTGTGTTAATTTAATTAACCATAGCAGAAAGAGTAACAAAGATTCTTTAACAGAATATGGAGAGATACTAGGGGCGTTTTTAAACTCG